CAATTGAGCGAGCAGCCCATATTTGGGTATCTACTCCAGTTTCTTTTTTTACTTTTAATAGGCATTCTTTTTCTTCTAATGATAGTTTGTCTTTTAATTCATTCGCTGCTTGAATATTTACTCGAACACCTAAAAAACGCATATCAACGAGGCAAGGAAAAAGTTCAGTCTCTAAATCAAAAATAGATTCTATATCTTGATTATAAATTTCTTTCTTCATTTCTTGCCATAACGCTAATGTTAGTTTTGCGTCTTGTTCTGCATATTCACCAACATACATAGCAGGTAGTTTATACATCTCAGACTTAGCATCTACACCCCATAGATCGGCAGTTTCTTTTAATACAGCCTCGTTTTTGCCTCTTCCAAGGTAATCCCTACCCATGGAGCCTAAATCGTAACGAAAGCGATTCTCGTCC